GGGTCCGCAGCAGCCATGCCTCGCGCCGTGAGAGGCTAAAACCGTTTCGGAAGCAACGATGAAACGCCCCGCAAAACGCTCCAGAAAACCCCAGGGCGCATCCAACATGTCAAAGCGTGTCCCGAGGGCTCCGCGTGGCAAAACGCTTCCTGGAGCGAACGGTGGAAAGCCATTGTCGCAAATGGCAGAGGAGTTCGGGCTTGGGGTGGACACGATCCGGAGAGCGCTGCTCGCGTGTGGTCATGAGCCCGGCAGGACAAGCCGCTTCACCGTGCGCGAGGTGTTCGACGCGGTGAGCGGCGCCGGGTTGCTCAAAACCTCCAAAGCCCGAGAGTCAGCAGCGCGCGCGGAGATGCTGGAGCTTGAAGCGTCCGAAATCCGGAAGGAGCTGATGCGCCGGGATGCTGTCGAGCAATTCCTGGTCAATCATCTCCGTCCACTGCGCGAGTCGCTCGACGCATTCGCGGCAACGAACCCGCAGCATCGGGAATGGGTGGATGGGATAGTCAGGATGATGGGTGGTGCTAGGTGAAAATCGTTTTGGCAAGGCACGGATTGGCAGGCATGGCGCGGCATGGCGCGGAGAGGCGCGGTAGGGCGAGGCAGGATTGGCAAGGCGCGGCCTGGCCCGGCAGGGCGCGGCCCGGGTTGGCAGTCCAGGTAAACACACCGCGCTCTGGTTAGAGCGCGGTAGTTTGCCGGGAAAACGGAAAGTGTAGAAACAAAAACAACCACAACAAATCAAAATGAGAACAGAGACAGTCAACATTAAGGCTCCGAACTTCGGGATCGCGGAATTCAACTTGGTTGGGTGCGCCCCGCTCGTCATCCATCGTTTCAGCGCAAAGACGAAAATCCAGATGCGCGACAAGATGGAGACCGGAAAGGCCGCTTCTTCCAAAAAGACTCGCGAGGCCCGAATGACCGATGACCTCTACAACGAGTCCCGTTACATCTCACGACAGGGTTGGGACGGGTTTCACGCCGGGTCGATCCGCAACGCGATGATCTCCGCGTGCCGCCTCGTCGGATTCAAGATGACGCTGGCGAAACTCAGCGTCTTTGTGGAAGCTGACGGATGGGATGCCCAGGAGCCGCAGATACCGTTGATTCGCATCTACGGAAAACCCGTGAAGCAGGAGGACATGGCCCGCGTCGAAACTGGTCAGCCCTACGTTACGGTGCGTGCGGCCTACCACGACTGGAGCGCGAAACTTCGCATCCGCTACGATGCGGATCAGTTCACTCTGTCCGATGTTGCCAACCTACTGTCCAGGGTTGGGCTCCAGGTTGGAATCGGAGAGGGTCGTCCAGACTCGAAGAACTCGGCTGGGATGGGATGGGGACTTTTCACCGTCCAAACCTCGGAGTGATATGCTTGAACAGCGAGATGACTTGGTGATCCACACCCGAGGCGTCAGTAAGCAGGCGATGACGCAGAGCGTGTGCGACGAGCTGCATCGGATTGCGAGCGCGTGCTCGGGAGGGATCACTCCCGATGATGTGCTGCGCAATGCGAAGTCGGAGAGCAGTCCCATCCACGACTGTTTCGAGTGGGATGATACCGTCGCTGGCGAGAAGTTCCGTTTCATTCAAGCTGCGATGTTGATTCGCAGCGTAAAGGTTCGAGTCGAAACCCATCCGCAGGAGGAACCGAAGATTGTCCGAGCGTTCGTGTCGGTGACAACCGAAACGGACAAGACGGACGAATCGATCAACAAATACGTGCCGTTGGAGTCTGCTCTCCGCAACGAAGGATACCGGCACCAAATGATCGAGAACGCGCTTCGCGAGCTGAAGGCGTTTCAGCGGAAGTATGCACTCTTGTCCGAGCTGAGCTCGGTGATACAGGAGATCGAGCGGTTGCACATTGAGGTCTAGGGAATTGCAGGCATGGCAGGCGCGGCACGGCAAGGCGCGGAGAGACGTGGTAGGGCGAGGCAGGCATGGCATGGCCTGGCGCGGAGAGACGTGGAGTGGCGCGGCAGGATTGGCAAGGCGCGGCCAGGCCGGGCAGGGCGCGGCCCGGGTTGGCATGGCCGTTGAAATGATCGGGAGCTTTGGCTCCCTTTCATTTTGTTTTAAAAGTTAGTACAACCAAACATAGTGTGATGAAGCGAACATTCTTAGACGATATTACCGCGAGGATCTGGAAGTCGCGCTTTCAAGGCTCGGTCGCCGACTGGTGCCGTCAGCATCTATGGTTCGACGAAGCTGGGAACCACTCTCCGTTTTCCACCACCGGAGCCGAATACACATCGGACGTCCTGAACGACTTCGCGGACATCGGAGTATCCGATGAGGTTCTGGTCTGGGGATCGCAGACGCGCAAGACCGGAACGCTCATGGGCGGGGTCGCGTGGGCTCTCGTCAACGATCCATGCGGGTTCCTCTGGGTGATGCCGTCCGTTGAACTCGCTCGAAAGTTCTCAAGGCAGCGATGGCAAAAGTTGGTTGAGGCGTCACCTGCTACGATGTCGCTCGTCCCATCCGGAGCCAGGCGCCATTCCTGGGCGACGCTTGAACAGGTTCTGGCGTCGAGCACGATCAACTTCGTTGGTTCCAACTCCGCATCCGGCCTCGCTTCATCCCCATGCCGTCGCGTGATTCTCGATGAGGTCGAGAAATTCAACGAGAGCCCAAACTCCGAGGCTGACGCTGTGAACCTAGCCGAGCAGCGGACCAAGAATCAACCATGCCCGCAGCGCTGGAAAACATCGACCCCAGCCATGGTTGACGGTCTGATCTGGCAGGAATTTCAGAAGGGGGATCAGCGACGCTATTTCGTCCCGTGTCCACATTGCTCCAAGCACGTCGTGCTCGCGTGGTCATCGACATTCACGATCTTCCCAAAGACGGGCGCGGAGGCGTTCGTTGCGTGGGACCAGGAGGCGAAGCGAACCGGCACATGGGACTTGGATGTGGTTGCGGCGTCAGCTCACGCGGTCTGCCCGCATTGCAGCGGCGCAATTCGAGACGAGCACAAGCCTGGTATGATTGCGCGCGGGGAGTGGCGGGCGACGACATCCGGGGCGTCCGGTTTCGTTTCCAGGCATCTCCCGTCGCTCTACTCGACTGCCGCTGAGTGCAATTTCGGGAGGCTCGCGGTGAAGTTTCTTCAAGCCAAGTTCTCTCTGACCGGTTTGCAAGGCTTCATCAACGGCGATCTGGCCGAGCCTTACATGGCGCAGGACACGATCACAACCCGCAGTTCAGCTCTCACAGAATCGCTGCAAGTTGGGGCGGAGTGGCAAAAGATCATGACCGTTGATTGCCAGGGCCGCGCTCCGCATTTTTGGGCGGTGACTCGCGCGTGGGACAAGGACTCAGGATCCGAGGCGATCAGCGCGCAGAGTGCGGACACCTGGGAGGATGTGGTTGCGATCCAAAAGCGTGACGGAGTGAATGACCGGAGAGTGACCGTTGATTCTGGTTTTGGAGCTCGATCCGAGTCCGAGGTTTACGCTACGTGCGCTTCGCACTGCGACATCTGGACTCACGCCGGATCCCCGGTGATGATAGGCGGACTCGTTGGAATCTCCGGATGGACGCCATGCAAGGGGTTGCCCGGTAGGAGGCGATGGACGAACGAGTCGACCAAGAGCTCGGTTCCGTATTTCATCCGGCAGATTGACCCATTCCTCGGGACGGTGCGAGCTGGCAAGTTTGGCATGGAGCTTTTCGAGTTCTCATCCGACACGTTCGCGGACGTGCTCGACGTGCTCGCGCAGAACAAGGGAACGTTCCGTTGGACGGTTGGAAAGAACGCGCAGACCGAGGACTACTGGAAGCATTGGGACTCCGAGGTGCGCGCTTGGGTGGTGAACGCGCGCACCAACAAGGGAGCGTGGATCTGGAGGTTGAGATCATCACGATGGCCGAATCATTTGCGCGACTGCGAAAAGATGCAGGTTGCTTTCGCAACACTGCTTGGACTGTTGACAATCGACCCACCAAAGGACAAAGCATGAGCGAACATGATCTGAAGCTGTGGACAATGAAGGACATCGCGTCCCATCTCGGCGTTAGCGTTCGCACGGTTGCGCGATATGAGGACGAGTGGGGATTGCGCGAAATCCGCATCCGAACTCGCTCGAGCTCGGTTTGGTATTTCAAGAGCAAGGTCATCTCTCTGCTGTCGAAGTTGGATAAAGCTGTCATACATAGTCACGATTAGCCCTAGCTAGTCAGTATGAATCAGATCGGAACCATGCATACGGTCATGCGTGCGGATTGGCACAGTCCAAAAGCGGAGTTTTCTCCGCAAGGCTTACGCTGCGGCAGTCGCCGCAAGTGCCACGCTTCGCGCTCAGCTTGAGTCCTACTCAGTCGCGTCGAGCGCTCAGGTTCTCACCGGTCAGCTTCTTTCCTCTACGTCGGCAAACGGAGCCGCAGCGTCGTTCTCTGCACCAGGCAAGGACGGGCTCTCACCACTCGATGCTGGATCTGCGTGGGAGGAACTGATCGAGCTCCTCGATCAAGTCGAGGATGACTCTCCATCACTCACCACGGACGCCCAGAAGTTCGCGGAGATGATCGGGAGGCTCACTCCGATAAAGTCCTGCTCAACCAATTTCTCAGGATTGAGGAGTGTGTATCCATGAGGAACTGGCTTCGAAAGCAACTGATCAAGCTCATCGTCGGATCATACGATGCGACGAAATACAGCCCTCGCAGGACTCAGTTCCACACGTCATGCGTTGACGCTCACATCGACATGAACTCTGCGACGAGATCCGATCTTGTCGCGAAGGTTCGAGAGCTTGAGCGAAACAACGGAATCATTCAGAAGTGCGCGGATTTGTCCGAGCAGTTTGTTGCCGGTGCTGGTGGAATGCCGGTGATCGCATCATCAAGCGATGAGGAGTGGAACAAGAACGCCCAGGCATGGTGGGATAAGTGGTGCATGATGTGCGACATCGCAAGCCTGCAATCGTTTGGAACGATCCAGCAGATGCTCGCGCGCATCGCCGAAATTGACGGAGAGGCTTTCATCCTCAAAACCTATGGTCAGAGCGGTATGCCGCGGATCCAGATCCTCGAGGGACACCGGATCCAGACGCCTCCGGAGATGCACAAGCGAGAAGGACTTGTGCCAGGGATAATCGACGGAGTTGAGGTCAATGATGTTGGCAGGCCGGTGGGATACTACTTTCGCCAGGGCGACGGGAAAACAGCAACATACAGGCGGTTTGATGCCGCAACTGTGATTCACTACTTCGAGCCGTCACGCCCTGGCCAATATCGAGGGCTGACACCATGGCACGCGGTCATCAACGACATCATCGACCTCGATGATCTGCAAAAGTTAGAAATGGACGTTGCGAAAGAGGCAGCAACCATTGCGAACGTCCTGATGACTGAGAGCGGGGAGATGGACATCGATGGGCTCAGACGACAGCTCGGAACTGTGTCGGGAGTTACGAGCTCAGGAGCGTCAACAACAGAGACGCGCGCTCAATACGTCAAGGACGCGATTGGTGGACGAAGCATAGCTTTGAGGCAGGGAGAAAAGATCGAGCAATTCAGAAGCGACAGGCCGAGTGTCACTACGCAAGAATATTGGGACTACCTAGTTTCAAAGATACTTGCCGGTCGCGGAATCTCTAAACTCCTCGCATTCCCTTACGGGAAAGGCCAGGGAACACAAATTCGAGCAGAGCTTGAGATCGCGGCCGGATTCTTTCGATGCAGGTCAATGGTGCTCGCGGATGTAATCCGGCAAGTGTGGATCTACGTCATCGGAACCGCGCGGTTTAAAGACGCCAAGCTGATGTTGCATCCTGAGGATTGGGAAAACGTCACAATCCTGCCACCGCGCGCTCCGAACGTGGATGTTGGATACAACAGCTCGGCCGACATTGCGGAGTGGAAGGCTGGATTGAAAACCATGCGTGACTTATGCCTTCCGCGCGGACTCGACTGGCGCGAGGTCATAAAGCAGAAGGCAATCGAGGCGAAGGAGATCTCGCGCATCGCTGCTGATTTCGGGGTGGATCCGATACTCATCAGCAACCCGTCCGAGGCAACTCCATCACCGCAGCCAAACACAGACCTGATTACGTAATGAAAAACTGGCTAACAGTCCGAAACTCAGTTGAGCCGGACACAACGGAAGTGCTGATGTATGGACCCATCACATCCGAAGGGGATTGGTTCACGGGTCAGTCCGGAACCATTTCGCAACTTGAAGAGTCGCTTTCAAAAATCCCGCGATCAAACAGGCTGTTGGTTGGAATCAACTCCCCAGGTGGCGACGTGTTTGCCGGTATTCCGATTCACAACATTCTTCGCCGGTGGGAGGGTGGAGTCACAACCCGAATCGACGGGCGCGCCGACTCAATCGCAAGTGTGATTTTCCTCGCTGGTGACAAGCGAATCTGCCCGCCAACCGGAAGCGCGCTCATCCATCAAGTATGGACTGGCGCTGTAGGAAACGCCGATCAGCTCGAAAGCACAGCGAAGGAGCTGCGCGTCCTCGATCAGCAACTCGCCGAGCTTTACGCTGAGCGGTCGTCAGTGACCGTGGAAAAAGCCAAGTCCCTGATGGAATCGTCCGAGAGACTCCCATCGTCGAGGCTGATGGAGTTGGGAATGGCGACTCAAGTTGAGGAGTTTTCAAACCAAGCAAGCTCCGACGATGGAGCGCTTGCCAGTCAATATTTGCGCGTGTTCGGAATGGCTCCGAGCTGGACGCAATCACGCGGCACCGACGCCGCACAACAACCGGAAGAACCGATGAACACAACGACCCCAGCCGCTCCAGCGGCACCCCAGGCGTCGGCACAAAGCCCCGCCGATCTCGCTGCCGTTATCGCAGCGCTGAACAACATCAACGCTCGGCTCGACTCGCTCAGCGCTCCGCCGCAGAACGGAGCCCCTCCGGCATCCCCGGGTAGTGCTTCCGACCTCGGCAATCCGCTGCTCGAAAAATATCGCGCGATGCGCCCAGGAGCTGCGCGGTTGAATCTCGCAGTCGAGAATTTCGACACGCTCTCGCCGCTGTGGCGCAAGGCGAATCCTCAAGGAGCGAACACTGTCAGCTCCAGCCTGTATCCGAACATCGCCATCGATGCGTCGGTTGAAGTCGTGCGCAACAAGCTGTTCATGCTGGATGCCACGTCGAAAGCCTTCTCGCTGGACGTGATGAAGCCTCTCGTCCCCATCGTCATCAAGAGCAACACCGCTGGCCCGACGGTGCAGACGAACGCAACCGACTTCACCGCCGGTAATTCCACGCTGGCTCCGGTGACTGTCACTCCGGCGCGAATCACCGCCACCGTTCACATCACTGATGCCCAGGCCAACAATGGCTTTAGCGTTCGTGACCTGGCCTATCAGCAGGCAGGCAACTTCGCCGACGCGATTCAGGACGTCGTTACCGCTCTCATGCTCACCGGGACGTTCGGAACGGCTTACACCGTTGGAGTCGCGGCGAACTTCGACCAGACGGACCTTAGTCAGGTTCTTGCCGGAGCGAAGAACTACCGGAAGAAGATCTTGCTGCTCGACGGCGGACACCTCGCCTATCTGAAGCCGACCGACCGCAACTCGTTCGCTCTTGGCGAACAGGGTGCCTACGGGTTTGATTCGATCATTCCGAACAGCCGATGGACCGGGGCAACCTCAAACACGTGCGGGTTCGTGACCGACTACGGTTCCATCGTAACCGCAGCCGGAACGAGCGTTGAACAGCCCAGCAAGTTCTTCGAGAACATCACGACTGTTCAGGCTGAAAACGGCCTGCCAGTTCGGCTCTGGGTCTGGTTCGATCCGAACACCCAGATCATGTATTCCATGCTGGATACCATGTTCGGAGCTGCCGTGGCCGACGCATCCGGAGCGGATCTGCTCGTCACCTCCTAAACCACTCAATCAACGGAGCGGCTGGATTCGCCAGCCGCTCCTTAACACCCAACACGACACCATAATGAAACGATTCATTTTCGCACTGTTCGCCATCGCCGCGCTCGCCATCACCTGCTCCGCGCAGACCTACTCCCCGATCACGATCCTGAACGGGACGACGGATGCCATCACGGCAAACGCTACCAGCAACTACAGCACGGCGGCGTTTACTTTCGACGTTCGCAAGCAGAAGAACTTGGGCATCATGCTGAGTTGGAAACTTACCGGCACCGGCACTGACAACACGGTGTTCACCTTCGAGCGATCCCTCGACGGCAGCACTTACGACGGCGTGAGCACGTTCTCAGTAACGGCAGCCAACACCGGGGCGACTACCAAGAGCATTGGAACCAACATCACGTTGAACGGTTACGGGTGGATCCGTCTCAAGAGCATCGTCAACGGAGACTCTGGAGATGCGATCACGAACCTGCTCGTTCAGGGTGCAATCAAACAAGCCGACTGATATGCGAACCGGACGAATCATCATCACCGAGCAGGACGGAACGGAGATCCTGGCAGGAAAGGGTGAGCTTCCATGGACCGACGCAAAGGCTCTCGCTGAGAAGATCATCTCCAACCCTCCTAAGGGAGCTGTTGCCATGACTCTGCAAGCCAGCGACGCCGCGGCTAAGACCTACAAGCTCTCCGCAAAACCTGCAACGCCACCATCCAAGGCGAACAAGTGAGCATCTGCTCGGACGCTCTCCAGACGGCAACAAGCAACGTGTTTTTGAACACAGTGCTTGCCGGAGAAACCGTGTCATTCCGGAGCGCGTCCGTTGCAGTCCACGTTGATAGATCCTCCGGGGACGGAACCGAAGTCCCTGGTGCGATCAAGACCAGCACAAACGAAGAGGTTCGCGTCCTGCTTCCAGCAGAGATCAGCGAACCTCGGCCGGGTGAAATCATCACAAGCGCAGCGAGTCACAAGTATCGCATCGAGCACGTCCGATGGGTCAGCTACGGATGGCAATGTAGATGCGCCGTCAAGCGATGACTGACGAGCAATTCAACGCTCAGCAGATCGACAGGCTCAACCGGAACCTGCGCGACTACATCGCATTGTCGAAAAAGACCACCGCGGAGATTGTAAGCCAGAAGGGGAACGATCTTCGGATCAAGATGTTCAGGGCATATCGCTCGCACCGGTGGGGAGCGGGGAAGATGCAAGGCGGGATTGCACTCAGGGAATTTCGCCAGCGCGGCGGCAGGATCAAGGTTCGCTCGGGGCTCAAGATAGAACACGCACCGGAGACAACCAAAAGCGGAGTGAAGCTCAACACCCAGGCGAGAAAGGTGTGGGAGGAACTTCGCTTGCGTCAGCTTGGAATCGGAGTCCTGGCAGCATCGTTTCTGGTTCGTCGCTGGAACAGGAAAGCAACGAAGCTGATTCGCAATGTCACCGGAGCGCGCAATAGCCTGCTGGCTGAGTTCTCATTCGATGCCGGACCGCTTTCGGACACGGCGACGTGGCATGCAAACGGTTTCGTTCCTGGACTCGACAAAGTGAGCGGACGTTACCGCATCTCCGCAACGGCGATGGCAGCGGTAAGCGCAGACATCGAGAAGTATTTAGCGCGCAAGCAAGAGCAGGCAATGAGGTCAACACTCTCAAAAGCATGAGCAAGAAATACGGAACATTTACATCGTCAATCGTGACGTCCGACGGGACAGCGGCGACTGGGACAAACCGCAGCAGGGTCACGATCCAAAACCTTTCCACGGTGAAGCTATACGTGAAAAAGGGAACCGGATGCACATCTAGCGACTTCTCCGTTATCCTGGCACCTGGCGCAGCAACCGATGACGGTTACGGTGGCAGTGCCGAGTTTGAGTCTTGCTGCACCGCAATCAG